GTTTTTAATAAATTAAAATTTGGGGGTGACTAACCCCCTTTTGTTATAGTCTAATTCCGCCACGTGATACGTAGTATGTGCGGCTTACTTTACGCTTGCCATAACCGCGCTTTCTAGATGAGCGGCGATATGAGTTTCGTCTTCGCATTTTTTTGTTTTTAGTTTGTGATTAAAATATTTATATAAAGCTTGTTCTACATATTTTTTTAATAACTCTTTTTCTGAATTATCACTTGTATTATACAACTTAATAAGTCGTAATATTTGGTCTTGTGTATATAATCTCATATTTAAAATTTTGGTATTAATCCTTTAATTATTCCTAATATTTTATCAGTAAAATCTTCAGGTACATCAGAATTTGTTCTTAAAGTTCTTAACAAATCAGCATATAATTTTTGTTGATTAAAATCTTCAGTAACATACTTTTTTTGAGATAATTCTGTAGCAGCTTTTGTTGATTGAACTATTGCTTTTTGTACGGCTAATCGTTGATTTTCACTTAATTCTATAAATGCGTTTGTCCTATATAACTTGTCAATTTCTCCTAACAATTTAGCTTTTTGATATCCTGATAAATCTAATTGAGAAATTTTATTATTAGTATCAGCAACTTTATTAGCTATTTCTTGCTTGGTTGCTTCGTTACGTAATTGTACACCTTCTACTAATCCAGGTAATTGACCTTGTAATCTTAAATAATCTAAATCTTTAAATTTGGTATTACTTGCAACGTATAATGCATCAGCTTTAGTTTTTAAAATTTGAGCAGCTATTGCATCATTTTGAAGAGACATATTTTTTAATTGTTGGTCTTGTAATTTAATTTGATTACTCTTTCCTAGTACATCTAATTGAGTTTCTTTAATTTGAGGAGCAACATAATCAGTACTACGTACAGGTTGTCCTAAATTTTGTTGATTATAAATAAGATTTGGGTTTAATCCAGCTTCTTTAAATCTCTGCATTTGTTGTTGTGGTGAATTATATAAATTCAACCTTTGTTGGTCTTTTAATGCGTTTTGTCTATTTTGGTAATTCGTAAACATTTGTAATCCTGTATTTAATACTGAACTACTACTGGGTGCACCGCTTTTTGCCCATGTTGCTAGGCTTGACCATATACTCATAACTTTTGTTTTTTTATTTTTTTTTTGACACTATCGTCTATTTGTTATTGTTCATTTCGTAGTGCGTCGTACCTCCTTCTTGCTAATTCACTTTCCAAATATAACTCTTTGGTGTCAATAAGCACTAATATATCAAGGTGATTAGTGCTTATTACTGACGCGCTACGCTTGTCTTTATAAAAATAGCCATGCAAGTAAACTTGCACAGCCATTTTTCTATTAGTCAAGTGTTGTAACATCTTGACTTTGGATATCTTCAATATCCTCTTTTTTCAACTTTGCAGTTGATTTTTCGACTTTTTTGCTCTTTAAACGTTCTTCGATTTCAGCAAGTTCTTGACGAGCAGCTATTTCAAGTTCTTGCCTGTCAGCTAAATCGAGTCTACGAGGGTCGATACCATCGCCATCTTCTCCTTCCCATATTGGTTCATTTGAACCACCTAATGGTAATCCATTTGCAAATCTTTGCAATATTTCTCTTACTGACATAGCTTGATCTGGTACAGTTAATGAAGGCCCGAAATTCTTTTCGTTATCATTAAATTCTTTTGCGTTAAATATATTTCTAATTTTCATAAATAATTTGATTTTCTTTCTATTTCTGCATTTTTATGCATTTTTTTAAATGCAAAAATATGTCTTTCTGATAATACTTTTTCTTGTTCAGTAAAATTGATAAACTCTTTTGATATTTCAGCATCTAATTCTTGGCTAATTTTACCCATATATTCGTTTATTTTACCTTTTTCGTCTTCATTATACATTTTATCCTTATAATAACGAGGCATAGCTATCTTTTTACCGTCTTTTATTGGTACATACATTCTCTTTTCTAAATCGTTTTTATGCCAGGTTATCATTTGTTTTGTTAAATAATTACTACCTAATCCTTTTGACATTACACTAAATTCCTTTTTTCTGTCATCATTTTGATGCATAGGTATTTGTGACTTTTTTGACATATATTTTAACGTATAACCGATAGAGGCATCACTAACATCGCCAATATGATAAGTACCAATAGACTTATTATTAAGAGCCCAAGCACGTGCAATATTGTCTCTATTAGCGTTAAAAAGAATAACATGATAATGCGGGCGCTTTTTGGTTGAACCATATTCACCAACCGCATAATATTTAAGTTTTTCATTTTCTAATTTTCTTAAACGTTTAAAAAATTTTTGTAAATCAGATAAATTTAACGTCATATAACCATTTTCCGTAATTGGTACATATTGGGTATCATATGTTAAGGTAAGAAAAAGAGCGGATATGCTCCGCTCTCCTTCCTTAACTAACCTAAACGACCAACCACTTGTGCGGCGTTTTTTACAGGGGGGACATTTTCCACATGGAAAGGGTATATGTTCTCCTTTTATTTTTTCTTTTTTATAAAAGGGTGTAATACACCTACTACTCATTGCTAAAACATTGGAGTTCCATATTTTGGCATAGGTCTGATTGCCTTAATTTTATTTAAAACATGACAATATAAGCTATCACCTTCAGGATCATCTACTGCAAATATTCTTTTTGTTGGGTTACATTCAACAAATTCAGTACCTAATGTAGGTTGTGTATCAAATTTTCTACCTAAATGCCAATAATCTAATGTTGTTCTAAAATCTCCGGCAACTCTAGAAGGCATGTATTTATATTCTGAATAACGAGGTACATAACCAAATGTATCATTACCATTTGTTTTATAAGCATATATTTCATTATTTACAACAGGTTGTTCACCAATATTTGCAAATGAAGGCCAATAGTAATCTAAAGTGTCGTTTTTAAGATATGTTTTAGGAATACCTTGCTGGTATGCGGTTTTAGGCATAACTGACATAATTCCAATAATATATCCATGTTCTTCACAAAAATATGAACCACTTCTACCACTTGATACTGACATACCATGTCCTGCCATATTACCCTGTGGTAAACCGTCTACAGCACCTGTTGTATTTACTATTTCACTAATAACTACAGGTGATTTAACTCCTGTGATATATTCAGGTCTTTGTAAACGTTTGTCACTTGATTTAACACCAAAATGTGTTAAAATGTTTTCTATGTAACGAGTACCACCACGAGCATTTTTTTCTAACCATTCTTGTAATCTAAAAGCACGACGTAAATCATTAATTGTTGTAGGTTCTACATCAGCTTGGATTTCAGGGACATATAAACCGTCGGTTAAAGGACTTGGAACTCCACCATTTACATCATAAGTTCCGGTGGTTGCAGAAACATCAGGAGAACCGGCTGAATTTTTACCAGCTATTTTTGTCCATGGTACATCTATTGAACCTAATGGTATATCTACTGCAGCGCCTTTTTGTGCAAAAGGTAATGAAGCAGTAAAATAGTCATGCTCCCATGCTCGTTTATGCATTTTATACCACTTATTGTATGCATCCCAATCTGTTGTATTTCTACCGTCAATTAATTTATAATCTACAGGTGCAACTAAATTTTGATCACGATAATATTCGTTATATATAGCTTGATAGGCTGCAAAAGGTAATGCATTTATTTGTACATTTTCATCACTATTTTGAGGTGAAGGAATTCCCATATAATCAGCAAATTTTGGAAGGTTTGTATCCCAATTTGATTCATATGAAGGTTGTAAACCAACTGTCTCTAAATAAGGAGCTACTAATCCACTATTAGCATCAGTAATAAACTTTTCCCAATTTGACCATAAAATACGGTTAGGTACAAAAAAATAGTGCATACTTACATCCATTCTATGCATTACAGGAGCAATCATTGGTGCGAATCTTATAAGACTTTCGCAGCCTAATTCAAATTTATCTCCAGGTACACACTCTAGTGTTAATATAGGTGTAAGATTACCCATATCAGCAGATAATTTCACGTCATGCGTGAGGTCAAAGACATTCTTTTTAGGTCTTTGTAACTTAATGGAATTGAATAAATTTTTTCCCATTTTTTTTTTTTTTGTTTTTAATAAATTAAAATTTGGGGGTGACTAACCCCCTTTTGTTATAGTCTAATTCCGCCACG